CAAACCCCACGTTTAGTTGCTCTCGGCAAGAATCGATTACGCGGTCAACAGTGTCTTCCCACTCTTCGGTCTTACCGTTTTCTAGTTCTCTGGAATAGGTACGCTTATACACAGCATACCCTACCTCGCCCCAAGGGACAAGTGAAGGATCGTACATGATTTAATGTTTTATGGTTAAAAAAAAGGGACAGCTAAGATAGTCAAAACTCCTTAGAATAATCCCATACTCTGTATGAATCTAACAGCTTGATATCCAATAAGTTCAGCCTGGTTATCACGTCTGCTCGATCCTTGCGGGTGTACTTTTTCTTGTATGCGTCGCGCTTGTTCGACACGAACACATCTTCGACTGTGCTCTCGCAATAATCTCTTAGGTCCTCGCGGTCTACCACGCTGAACCCACCCTCCTCTGGCATGTCGAAGGCGATGATTTTAGCACCGCCATACATCCATCCTGGATTGCCTGCTACGTTCTTGAACTCACACCATATCTCGTCGGGGAGGTTGTTGCCCTTTACGTCTACTCCCCAAGTGCTGGTGCCGCTATGTGCAAGCCAGTAATCGATATGCAGGTGCATGTCATCTTTTCGGCTACCCTTGGTTACTTGGAAGCCTAGCTTTTCTGCCGCTCGGATGAAGCGAACCTCAGCTACCCTCCCCGTCGCCGAAGAGTATTTCCGCCTGTTCTGACTGATCATAGTTGGCCTCGAAATGTTGGTACGAAGCCTCCTTGATAAGGTCGAGTTCGTGGTTAATGATTACTCTCGCTACTGTAATCATGTTAGCCACGATTCCAGGGTTAATGCACGGACCCCCATCTTCGTCGTGCAAATCCTCGTAAAACTCAGTGATGTAGTTGTGCAGGCGTAAGCATGCCATGCTGTAGCTATCACTTAGCTGCTTTTTTGTTAGATCTCTTTTTGCCATATCCTAGTTCTTTTAGTTTCGCTATCGCTTGCTCCACCTGGTGTTTGTTTTTGCAGATGAAGAGAGCTGGGACTGGTTCTCCTGAGTCTATCAAGTGACGAAGGAACAGCTTCCACCGCATCGGGAAATCATGATGCGAAGGAGTGTACCCTTTGGTTTCGATTACCCACTCTCCGTTTGGTCCTACGAAGTCGGGTGTGTATTTGATTGGAAGGACTATCGAATCTGTTCGGTCCGACAGGTCTTTCTTCTTGGCAGTCATCTTCCAGTATGGACCAGGGTATTTGAACTTATCTACGAGCATGTATTCATGTGTCTCGTAGGTAAATTTTAGCCCCGATTCAGCTAAAAGATCAGCGCATGTCTTCTCTAAACCGCTCTTATACTTACCTAATGAACGTTTCTTAGCTGACTTACGCCGTGGAGTCCCCTTTGTCTGTCGCTTCACTAAAGCAAAGTTACAGCTTAATTCTGTAAAAACGACGTGTTAACGGGAAAGTTTATGTAATCCTGCTTACCACCCTCTAAATCAACAGATTCAAACAACATCTTCTGTGTCTTCCACACTCGGAAGGCTGTTCTTGATGTGTTCATTTCGAACCGAATTGGGTCGTCGAGTGATGTGGGCTCACCACCCGTCTCTACATCACGCACCTTTCGGACGTGAAACTCAGTGACTTTACGCTGAGCGTGATCAGGGTGTTGAACCTTGCGGTGAATAGTGATGAAGCAGTCGGCACGGTTGACGAACTTACCGCCACCTTCCGTGTCCTCCGCATACGGAGCTACAGGCAAACCGTCGTCACCCTTGCGGCGTTGCGCCTCGGTGACAGCATGCATGTTGAGCCACACAGCTACGTTGTTTGCGGTAGAGAACGTAAGGAACTCCGATGCAGCTTCGTAGTGGTAGTCGTGAGTGCCGATGTTGCTGTTACCCATGTCTAGCTTGAGGCTGTTGTACGGGTCTACAAATACAGCATCCACTTCTTGTTGCTTAAGAATCTTTTCGAGGAAGACAATGATGTCTGAGTAGCTGTACACTTGCTTGTTGCTGATCACGGTGAAGTGTTCGCCTACCCACTCGTATGCTCGCTTCCTCTCCATGTGGTTCATGGAAGAGATAGGTTTGTTCATAGCGAACTGAATCAGCGACATCTTCAGGGAGGCCGTGCGGTTCTCCGAAGAGTACACCACCCACTTCCATCCGTGGCGGATAGCTGCGTTTACCATGAGGTACAGTACCATAGTGGTCTTACCCACGTTACTGTGTCCGTTGACGATAGTGAACTCCTTCTTGTATCGGAAGTACTTGTCCATCTCAGCATCACCAGTGTCCAGACCTACAGGTATGCGACCGTTTGCGTAGTCATCAATCCAACGGAAGTCCTCGTCATCGGAAGAGATGAAGGACATGTCGCCGTCGTTGATGAGCAGCTCACGCTGTGCCTTGCGCTCGTCATCGATGGTGGTACGGATAGGGTCTTGCTTACCCTTCTCCATCGCCTCCTTGATCGTGCGAACAGCCTGTTGCTCGTCGTCTACGTCACGCTTGAGAATCTCACGGGTGAGCACACGGACCACCTCGTCCTCCTCCATACGCCCAGCAGCCACGTATCCACCGCAAAGCTTTGCAGCCCGCAACAGCGTGTTGTGCTTCTCTCCGTCAGAACACTGACGAATCATACGCGCAGCCAGGTTGAGCTTCAGGTAGTCTGTGAACTCCCCTGCCTTGGATACAGCCACCTGTGACTCGCTCTTCTCGGTAGCGAATGCACCGAAGGTTGCTGACTCTTCGTTTACGATGAGGTCAGGGTCGTATGACTCGAAGCATGCACGGGATTCGTTGATGCCCGACTCGTCTACTTCGAGGTCGTACTGCTTGTTGAAGTATGTGCGTAGCGCACGGAAGTGATCACGATGGCGTTCAGGGTTGCTTATCTTGACAAGCGCCTTAAGTCCGTCACCACTTGGAGAAACCCAACAGCTATAGACATAAGGATCCGTGGATAGAAGCGCCTTGGATGCCGCAACATCAATGTGGTCGAAGTCAAGTACAATGAATTGGCTGTGCTTCGTAAGCGCCTCATCATTACGTGCTTCAAATTCCCCTGAGAAGAGGACGACAGGTAGCTTCTTTTTGAAATCTTTTGAGCCATTGCGTACCGCTTCAATCAATGTTTGAGACTTCCCCTCCTTGATTCTCTTCAGGGCAGTCGCTAACTGAATCACATGTGCATGTTCCTTGTTCTTTTTGAAGACATCTTGGAATATCGTGACTTTCATTGTAGTGGTATTCGAGTAGTAGGTTGAGATAATGGATTGCTTTTAGAACGTCTTCCTTCCCATTCTTGTGGGCGTGTCTGCACACGTATTTGATTACGTTCCCTTCGATGAACGGTATACCATTGGCAGCTATGAATTCAGTTGGCTGAATCTTCATATGCTTGTAATGCTCCCCGCCTATCTGTTTATCGCTGTGTTTGTTTGACATCTACAGTGGTTCCTATTTGTTTGATAGTCTCGACCTTATCGATGATGATGGTACGCTGCTTTGCCTTGGGGGTGAGCAGCTCCTGATCGAGCCTGTACATGGTGTGGTCATCGTGCTTCATGATGTCCCTAGGGTTGTCATATGTGCTGACAATCCACACATCTCTTGTCTGCGGGTGCTTGTTCTTGATGAACGTAGCCTTCCCAGTCATGTAGTAAATCGGTTTGCCCATAGCTTGAGGGAAAGAAAAGGGGTGAGACTTGCGCCTGCACCCCTTCCCCACATGAATAACTCTTATACTAGAACGGGATAGTTTCGGTATCCTCTGTTTTAGCCGTGTTGTTTCGACGCTCCTGCGCCGCTTCGCTGTTCGGGTCCCACACGCTGAGGCATGCTTTGCCGTTCTTCGACATGAAGAGACGGAATCGAACGTTACCACCCTGACCATTAGCATCACGCTTGGTGGTGTATTGGTCAATGCAATCCTTCAGCTCGTTGTCCTTGAGGCGGAAAGACCACCCCATCAAATCGCCGTTGTCATTGTAGCTAGGCTCATCTGCCCAGCCTACGAGAACACTCTCGTACTTCTTGTTTTGATCACTCATTGGATTAATGAATTAAAAATTAAAATAAAGGTTTGTAAAAATAAGGTGTAAATGGCTAGCGCAACAAGCGCAGAGCCAAACATTTTTGATAGTCGCTTAAACTTCATACTGTAAGTAGTCTTTTACTGGGTCGTAATCCTCTCGTAAAAACTGTCGGATACGGTTCACAGCATCGTTAAACTTCATCTCGCCAGTGAATAGCGTTTCGTCGCTACACTTTACGAGAGCGGGAAGATACGGGTAGGTTTTCTCCTGTACCACCCAATAGAAATCCTTCATGCCAAATACCTTACAGTAGATGTATGCTTGGATATCATACGAAAAGTCTCGCACTGCATAGCGGAACTTCTCCGCACTACGCGCTGACTTACTGTCGCTGATGAAACCATCACCGAGGCAGTCGAGGAATCCCTTGACCTCAACACCGTTGAGCTCTTCAAGGAATCCCACCTGGTAGTCTCCCGCCAGGTATGTGTCTAGTAAGCCGCAGGTAGCGAGGCGGTCGATCATGTCGTTCGCCATCTGCCAGTCATCACTAGAGACAATCGTCCTGCCTTCTTCGAGGGCCTCCGTCTTCATGGCTGCAACAACAGCCTTGTATTCAGAGGTCATCGATGGTTTCTTGGCATTGCGAGCCTTGTCAGATAGGCGTGATAGCACCTGACTGTCAGACATCACAATGTATTTTTCGAATGCTTGCTCACGTTCAAACAGCAGCATATCGTACAGTGTGCCAAAGTCTAGCGCATCAGACTTGTACTTCAGCTCTCCCTTCATGTATCGGTCGAACTGCGCCATGTCGCCCAACGCCTGCTTCAGCGAGGAGTACGACAGGTGTGACTTGCCGTACCGTTCTTGTAGTTGTTCAGATAATGTCATCATCGTATACTGGTGTTCCGTCTTCGTGAGTGTATTCGTATGTCTCGATCTCCGCCCATTGCAGTGGAGTATCTGCTGTCATCCAAAACTTCTTGCCCTTCTTGTTGATGAAGAACTCAGCGATATCAAACTCCGTAGGGGAGTCTGGATGTTTGACGAAGAACAACCCCGAAAACTCAGGGTTGCCATCCATCTCTGTGTCCATCCAGTACTTGGGTAGCTTGGCATTGAGGCAGTGTCTACGAAACTCCGAGAACTGTTTATGGTTGGTGCGCCTGCGGTCTAGTTCAGTATACCACGCTACACCGTTCCATCTCATCTTGGTCATCGTACAAACTTCTTGAGACCCGCCACTTGCTTCTCAGTGAGGGAAGACTCGTACTTGTCCATGATGCTGTTGAATGCTTTCTTCTTGTCGGTCTGCGACTTGATGTATGCAACAGCCTTGTCCATGATGTTTACAGGCGGCTCCGTGTCGAGCTTCTCTTGTACCTGCTTGACCTTCTTGGACGTCGTGCTTTCTTGCTTGGCGATGGCGTCCGTGACTTCATTAGCTGACGCAATAGAAGTGTCGATTCCGATTCCAAGCATAGCGAGGGCTCGCCCGATCGCTGAAGTCTCGCAGTTCTCAACGTAGCTGGTCTTGTTGATGTTGGATGCACCTTGCACTTCGTGTGCATGTCCAGTGGCAATAACACGTCCAGAAGCATCTGCGATGGTTGCCTTGCAGACACATTGTTCTGAATCAAGGGCAGGGAACTCAGACATGATTGTCCAGTTCTTGTACTGCTCCTCTTGACGGAAGTACTTGATACGTTCGTTGACTTCGACATACTGCTTGCCACGGATGTTGGTTGTTTTGAATTTGTAGTTAGACATGGGTAACTTTATTTGATTGAATTGTTTCTTCTAGTTTTTGTTGCACTCGTTTTAGTCTGGCTATGCTCGCCTTCACGGATTTAAGCTTGGATTGCCAAGCCTTGTACCTTAGCGTCTCCCCACACAGTCGCACAGCAGCTATGTAGTTTTTCTCATAGCCAGGCCATGTGGCAAGGTTAGCTTCATGCTTACCTGTGTGGTGAATCACAGTACTGTGATCGGAGTCGAAAAGTTTTGCTATTGATGTTGTCGTCAGGTCGTTCTGACGCATGGCGGTCATCATCGCCGCTCGTGCTTTTACTTGTTCTTGGTGTCTTGTTCTATCAGGTTTGAGTCCAAGTACATGGTAGTACTCTTTCAGTATTTGTTTTCCTTCGTTGTGCATTCAAATGTAGGTTTTAAGTTTCAATAATCCAAAGAAGAGAGGGACTTTGTTTCTCATCGCTCTCTAACAGGCGCGTTGCAGGATCTCCCTGCACACCATACGCCCCTCTCCCTGTCAGCGTTCTGACAGTGCTATGTGATACGATGTAAGTATTTCGTAGAACTTTACATAGTGATGCATAGATTCTGATACATCGCACAGTCCGTCAGCAAGCTTGGCCTTGGTGACCCCCTCTTCGATGAGGTCGTTGGCTAGGTCTCTCGCAATGTCTGGGAACTGCATGAGGTATTGTGATACATCATTGTTGAGCCATGTGTCGATGTCATCAGTCACGATGTCATCCATGGCGTACATAGCGGCGAGCTGTTCAGGCTGCTCGCCTCCTTTGGATTTTTCTTTAATCACTTGAATTGCTTTTTCATTCGTCATCACATTCATGGTTTCCTGTTAGTACAAATATGCTACGGTTGTCGGTCATAAGGATTTCGAACTTCTCATCGTTCATGATGTTGCTGTACCTGTCCGTCCAGTTAGGGTTGTTACGTGGGTTGAAGCGCACATAGTAGTCGTTCTCACATGGTTTAACTAGGTCGGCAGTACCCAACACTTGCAGCTCCTTGCACTCCACCCAAGCACATACAGTCTTGCATGCACCGTCATGGATTTTCTTTGATGTGCCTAACTGCACCTTGAGCTTTGCGTCAAACATGGCAAGCTGATACTCATTTGGTTCGAAGTACTGTATAAGGTCGCTTCCATCGCTGACCAAAGTCTTCACTTGCCACTTCATAAAGTTTTCTCCTCGTCCGAGGTGGAATCTAATTTTGTACATGAGAGTTTTGATTGGTAATTAATTTTTACTTGGTTGTAGATGTGTTGCATCCACTCGTTGTAATCCTTCGCGGGATCTTCATTCGCGCTTGACCGTACACAAATCATCACATTTCATCGAAGACAACCATGCTGTCTTCTTCTCGTGGTGTGTTCTGCACAATAGTCTGTGCTTGTTCTCGTGTGAGATTCTCGATGAGAGTTTTAGGCTTCTTGTTCCAGTCGCGGAACACGCGGTATACTGCGTAGTTGTTCATGTTGTAATTGAATTAAGGATTTGATTTGCTTGTACTAAGGCATACGTTTGCCGTTGTGTGTTGGTGCCTGAGCGTTGTGGCTTCGGCAGTTTGACGTCCAAGGGGACTGTGAACTTGTCGTCCCCTCTCATTATTGCGTTTGCTATTCGTTGTTGTAATGTCATAATTCTAAGTATTCGATGTAGTCAATGTATTCGAGGCCATACAGGTCTTGCAGTTGTTCGATTGTCATGATTTAAATTCTACGGGTTGAGATGGGAGATGCATCTTTGGAAGTTTGAAGTAGTAGATGCAGAGGTCGTCGGCATCGAACATGGCGGCACCTCCATACCATACGTCGCGGACAAACTCGTGGAATACCTCGACATCGAAGGTGTCAGCAACAGCCTCTTGTCGTTCGCACAAGTCCTTGATGACAGCCATGTCAGTCGGTAGGTAGTCACCATCGTATGGGGCTTCACAGTTCATCTGGTCCCACACGAAGTACTCTCGGACGTCTTTGTTCTCAGGCCACGTAGGTTTGAGTTCAATGATTTTGAGAATCTCCTGCTCACCCTCGTCAGCATCCATAGTGATGATGTCCTGCATGCCATCCGTAGTGCTTGTGACTTCTTCGTAGCGGCACATGAGGGACTCCAAGGTTTTGCGCTTGGCTTCCATAGCCTTGTCCAGGTCGTTGAACCATCGGACTGTGGTGTCGGAGTAACCTTCGGCTAATCCACATACACCGTGTAATAATGCATAGTATTTCATGTGTTAGAGTTTTGAATTGTTCGACAAAGATATGATGAGGAATCCGTTATTCCAAATTTATTTTGCAATTGACTGATTATCAACCCTTAAGACGATGTGGTCAATGTAGTCATCCATCAGGTCAGATAGCCCGCCGTCCTGATCGAACTGTACATACCCAAGCAACTTGGTCTTGAGCCTGTCTACATTCAAGCCTGCGAACTCCTCGATGTCATCGAAGTATTCGTTCCACCATGGGTTGATTGAGTAATCCGTGTAGTACTCCTCGTCCTCGTCCATCTCTTCTACTTGGTTTACGATGTTACCCGCTCCGTTGTTGAAGATGTCGTAGTTGATTTTGGCAATGGCTCGCATGGCGTTGCCTTCTGCTGTGTCCGCCCGCCCGCTTTCGGGTACGAGGTTCTTCCAGTGCTTGTGAAACAGGTCTTGGTATTGACCCTCTCCGTTCCAGTATTTCATTGTTTTGATGGTATTTGAATGTTGTCCTGTTCGAAAAACACGAGGCTGTAATGCTCGTCCCACGTAGTACCGCAGTTGTGGCACTTGACGTCGAAGTACACAGCATCGGGGTCGTACTGGTCTTTCAGCTTGCTGTAACTGATGTGGCTGTCGGACTTGCAGTTCGGGCATACGCCTTGTAGTGGGTCTTTTATCATCGTTCGTCAATTATTTCTTGCACTTCTTGTGTGATGAAGGCTTCGAGCCTGTCAACCAGTTCTTCTATCTCATCCCTGTTCAGAATCTTATTCTGATTGGAGAGCACGTCTATCAGTTTCCAGTACGCACCAGTATCGCTGAATGCGCTGCTGATTTCGAGCGTGAGGTCTTGTAGGTTGAGGTCTTCAGTTATCATAGTCGTGGTAAAAAGTGTTCGTCATTAGCCAAGATTCCTGCAATGTCATGCACGAGATCAATGGAGCGTATGTTCGTGTCAGTGTCGTTGGCTGTGTTAGCCACACGCTCTGCCCACTGACGGAGGATTTCAAATTGTTCGTATGTCATAGTGTTGTTCATCATATGTTTGAGATTGTAAAGCCAAGGTCATCAGCGTAGTAGTCATACCCATACGCCTCTTGGAGTTCGTCTTTCTGATTGTATCGGTCATACACTACGCCCTCGTTGGTAAACGTGACGAGTATGTACTCACCGTTTGGGAGGTTGAGTTGTCGTGTCATTCCTTAAAGAGTTCTTCAATGTTGTCAAAGTCACGCACGATTTCGATTGGTACGTGGTAGTAGGTATTGGTTACGGGGTCTATCCAAGTTTCGATTTCACCTGCATAGGTTTCTTCGAAGAATTCGAGTCGGGCAATGATTTCGTCGTTCATGATTTGATGTATTCAGTTGGAATAAAGTATGCTTGCGATTCACCGATTGAATCGTAGTCGGCAAGGACAGCGTGGTCATCAAACCATGCCTCGTCCATGTATGTCTGTGATTCAGGCCACAGCACCAGAGTGTATGTATCCATGTGTTAGAGTTTTGAGTTAATACGTTCGGCTTTGTTTATCCCTTCTATCCACGCTTTCGCGCTCAGTGGTCCTGGTATCGACTTAGCCCACCTACCAGATTTAATGGTGAGTACCGTTGTAGCAAAGGGTGGAATCGAACCACCACATCTCTCACGCTCGTTGCCATAAGCCCTCGGTAAAGGGTAGAAGGAACGTATGTTGAGATGCACACACCAATCCACAGCCTCCTGTAGCCAGTGTCAATGCTATGTAGTTATTCCGCCAACCAGTCGTCGATGGTTCTCGACAACTCCAGTCGTTGTCGCGCATCCAGTTCTATCGCGCTTGCCATTTTCGTGGCGAACCATTGGTGGAACTGCTTCTCTTCATCATCGAAGCATCCATACGTCTGATTACGCAGGGTAACTCGGTTGCCGTTTGAATCCGTAGCTACGAGGTACGCAACCGTGGATGTTTCGCCAGTGTGTGCGCTGATTTGGTGGCGGTATTCGATAGCCACGGGTATGTTGTTCGTGGTGGTAGTCATCACTGAGTCGTTGCGCTCAGGAGTCATGCCAGTAACGATGAGTTTATCCCAAGAAGTCAGGAAGTCGGTAAGTGTGGGTAATGCCATGTGTTAAAGATTTTGATTGCTGAATTGCCCTACAAAGATAAGGCAGAGTTTTCGTTATTCCAAATTTATTTTGTAACTGATTGGTTTTCAGTAGGTTGGACAAGACCATCAACTTGATAAGAGTAGCACCAATGACCGTTGTTCAGGGTCAGTACGTAATGCTCATCCAAGCCCACAGCATCCACCTCATCCCCGTACTTTTCGTTCGGGCCTTGCGTCTGCTCGATTGCGATTACCTCTGCGATGCGCTGTCCGTCGCGCCCCCACGACCCACGGTATAGCACCTTTGAGCCTTTGCGAATGATTCGCGTGTTGAAGATTGATGTGTTCATTGTTGTTCGTTAAAAATTTCACTTACGTATTCCAGTTCCTCGATGGTCATCTCGTAGACCTGTTCGCGAGTCATCTCCAGTTGCTCGCCGTACTTCTCGTACATATAATCCCATACTGTGTTGCTCATTGTTCGTCGATGTAAAGTTCGTCCAGTGGCATACCCGTCTTGCGCTCGATGTATGCGATAAAATTTTCCATATGGGCTTCGTCGTTGAAGACCTTGCGCACCACCCATCCCGCTGAGGGATTGGGCGATGACCAGTGGCTGCGGTAGCCATTGTCGAATTGTAGTGTTGCTTTAATCATTTTCCTTCAGGTATTCGTCTATGATTTGGTAGGCTGTTTTGTCGTCGTTCAGGTACTCGTGACGATGCCCTGACCAGTACGCGGCATTGCGTAGCGTTTCCACGCCGCTGTTGAACTTTGGCTTCGGGGTCAGGTCAAACCGTGTGCCCTTGAAGGCATCTTCGAGGATTCTTGTGTTGCCATTATCGGCTCTCAAGTATGCGTCGATCAGCGCTTCCTCGAAGCCGCCCGCTGTCTTGCGCCGTTCGTACAGCGCGTCAATGTGTTGTTGTGTTTTCATCATTTGTTGTTTTTCCAAGTTTCATATGCAAATTCAATTGCCTCGTTGATTGACTCCGCTTCCTCGCGGGTGATGGTATACCCTTCCTGAGCGTATACCTCTATGATGGCGTTGATTTTTTCGCTCATAGGAATGTCACTTTTTTGGTTTCGTATCCATCATCACCGATTGCCACCAAGTGGCGCAACAGGTCTTCATAGTCAGCGAACGTGCGAACGTAGTTGTTCTCGCAGTTGACCGCCTCGTTGTATGTGTGTAGCATTACTTTCATTGATTTTCTGTTTTGATTTCGTCCCATATTTGCACACGGCTCCACC